AAAACCAGTAAACAATTTCCTTACAGGTGATATTAAATATGGTCCAGCCCGTTCGCGTTCTTCCGCACCAGAATTTCAGAGAAACGCATTATCTAGACAATTTGTAAGTATGCCAGATACTTCCATCGGTGGTACACCATATTATGAATTTATCCACGGTAAAAGAGATAATACGTGTCGTCAAGACCCACGATTGTGTAATCCAGACGCAAGAGGTGTTCAACTCGAGGCGTTTTCAGGACTTGATCCAACTGGTGATAAAAGAAGTGGTATGCACAGAGGTTCGGGATTATCTGCCGGACATAGTTCATAATTTTAAACAATTTAATAATAAAGTAGTAGATACTCGATTTCCATAAACAAAATCTTTTGTAATAATAAATGGCGTATCAACTCCAACCAGGAATGAAAGTGGTTCAAGATCACGCGGTTCCCGCTGTTTGTGCGACCGAAGAAGTTTTTGTATATCCTCAGCCCAGTACCCTTAACTATACATCACATAGACCAAACACCATGTTATATGGTACTGCACCATACATGGCGGGTAAAGGTTCCCCAGCACAATTTATTAATACATCTGATGAACTCAGACCACAAAGTACATCTCGTTTCAACAAGGTTTTAGCGAAGACTTACGAAAGAAATTTTCACCCACTCCAAAATGTTGAGTGTAAATTACCACTTAGAACACAAACATATGAACCATCGAGTACCAGAGCTGAAATGCAAAATGGATTGTTTCAGCAAAGATATCTCAATAAAAATCTCGCTAAGAAATAAGAATGGCTGATCCTATATCTATAATGGCTATAGCCGGCTTAGTTTATGCCGGTAGAAAATTAAGTCAACAAGAAGAAAAATACACAGTAGAGGGTAATCCAATAGAGGAAGAAGAAGTAGTTTCGGATTTCTCTAACATGGAGGTTACTGAACAGACAGACTATTTAGGTCCTTTATCACCATTATTAGAACCATCGTATAATTCAAAGAAGGAAATGGGTTCGTTCGCTCAAATTTCTCCACAACAACGATCTTCGGGGGGTGAAGTTTTATCTATGAGAAATCGAATGTATGATGCGGGTCGAATGAATAATCTTTCACCAATTGAAAAACAACTTGTCGGACCAGGTTTGGGTGTTGGACCAGAAGTTCCCGCGTTTGGGGGTAATCAACAATTGTTTCGTGTTAACCCAGAGAATGTTGGTGCGTATCGCTTAACGACTTTACCTGGTAGGTCGGGTCCAGCCTTTGATGCGAAGGGTGGTAGACGTGGTATTGTCGGTGAAGTTGCACACAATAGACCAGAAAAGACAGCCTTTTTACATGGTCGTCTTCCTCCAGTTGCAGGCAGAGCACAGGGCATGACTGGTAGAACGCCAAGAGCGGAACACGAACGTACAAAGAAAACAACAAATAGATCCGAAACGGGTTCGAGAACTGATACATTAAACTTTGCATCTGCAAAGAGAACCGTTTCCGCACTTACACGTGCTCAAGAACCAACACGAAACAAATCCGATGGTGCTATAGAACAGTATCAATATAACAATCAACCAGCCCCAGGTATATCAAGTTTTGTAGGTGGATACTTGAATACCCCGGCGACTAAGATAGGTGAAAAGAGAACATACGGTTCCGCATACACAGCCGAAGAACTCACGAAATATGGTTTCAGACCAGACGATCGTCGAGGTAAACCAAATAGAGCCGCGGGTCCAGGGCGGATGAACGTTCGCGCCGATGCACTTAACCAAGGGGGTATGGTCACAAGTGTTCGTTCCGATACAACGAGAATTGACGGTCGAGTAAATGCTGCGAATGGTGCTTGGACACAACAATATAGAAATAACGATTATCATAAATTCAATGCTTATAAAGGTCACGAAAATCCAAACTCTACAAATATGAGTTTGGATACAGCTAGAAGACAGCTTTCAAGTAACCCATTAGTTCATAGTCTTTCTTAAATAAATAGAAATTGAGACATACACTCATTAAAATATTGTTCATATATTTTAATGAAGGTACACACCTTAGATATAGATAGTGGTGAACGAGATCCTGTTTTGTACCCAAACCCAGGTGATTATGTTGTCCACTTAATAAACCCAATTTATGACGTGACTAAAATTTCATTGATATCAGCACGTATTCATAATAGTCAGTACCTCATACACTCCAGGAACAATAAATTTGATATAAATGGTACAACGGCTACTATACCTATAGGAAACTATAGTGGTAATGATTTAGCACAGGCTATTGTAACGGCTTCAACCGATATTACATCTGCTACGTTTGATAAACAAACAAATGCTATAACGTTTACGGGGTCGAGTGATTTTACGTTTGAGTTTTACGGGGGTACAAATGGATACACTGTCGGTACAAATGGGTACACTACACCTCACGATGTTTTAGGTTTACCCGCTTCAAATGTATCATCAACTTCGAATTCATTAGAAACTGGGAGTATTAATTTACAGGGCGCTGATGCAATTATTGTTAAATTGAGTAGTGGTTCTGACGAATTTAACAAAACTGTATTTTCTGAAACCCCCTTTTATACAGGGCGTATACTTCTGTGTGGGGATGTTATTAACTTTTCGGGTGTTGACGATACAGTTGAACATAATTTTGATTCTGGATCACAAAAAACGATATCAAGTTTACGTGTTCAGTTTTATTACAGTAGTAATAATCGATTAATACCATACGATTTTAGAAATGCGAATCATATACTTAAACTGGCAGTGACGTGTTCTACTGATAAACTTGAGAATATTGCTAAAGTGGAACGAGACTTTTCTCTTCCACCACCTATGAGTATCCCTGAAATGGAGGATCCGCGTAGATGGGATGCGTTTATATCTATATTTATGGTAATTGCAACCGGTTTATTTTTATTATTGGTTATGCGTAAGCCTAAACTTATCGAGTAACCGCGAAGATTGGTTGGTTTGGCTTTTGCACACGAGTGGAAACACGAGAGATACCGACGTAGACCAAGATGGACAAGAGAGTTGTGAACAAGGCCGTGAGCGTGTAGTTCATACCACCGTTCTTGTTGACCTTAACAACTTGGTTGACGATCCATCTAACCAAGTCCATCCACGAGAGGGCGGCGGCGAAGGAGAATCCAGCAACGACGGCGTTGAGGGATTGGGACTCGAGTTCACGAGCGACGAGCGTAACAGTTTCAGCAGCAGAAGACATTTTTATATATAGTATCCTGAGATTTTAATCAGGGAGTAGTTCCTCTTCAATTAAAATTTTTTTATAACATTTGGGTTTCATATACCCTTTTAACATACCGACATTTATAGAATCTATACCCGAATCAGATTCCGAATCTGTTTCTGTATCAGAATCAGATTCAGTATCATCATCACGTAATCTAAAATATTCAGAAGTCGTCACATACCCCGTTGGTTCCGATGTGTTCATTACTATCTATAGCATTTTTTAACATCGATTCCGACGGATTTTTTGGTTCCCATGCATCCCAATTATCGTACGCCATATTCATTTTAACGAATTTATATTCACGTCCCGTGTATCTCGTAAAAGGAATTTCTTCATCTTCAAACTCGATGTCTTCTTCCTGGTCTTCTTCATCGGAAGATTCTTCATATATTTCCGGAAAATGTGTTCCCATTTTTTTACCAACTTCGTTCATGGCACAATATTTCATGGCATATTCCATATCTTCACCAAGTACCATATCTCGACCACACGCCGTAGCGTATTCGGCTGCGAGAACCATAGTTCTTTCGAGTACGGGCTGGATAATGTTAATAGCAGAGTCCTGGACCTGCTCAATTAAGTTTGTAGTTGCGTCTTTTTCTTGTTGATTCATTATAAATTAAACAGTGTTTTAGCAATTCCGTTTTCTACACGGAGTATGTTATAACTTAGGCCTAAAACTCTAAGTTCTCTTTTAGCCAAGTTGTCTGGTAATATCTTGAGTTTTACAACCTGTTCTTTAATTAAACTAAAATTTCTTTGACCTGTTGGATACCACCGTTCCGGTTCAAGTGCAAAACTATATGAATAGTATCTTCTAAATAATTGTGTTCTTGAATGATGTATACCACTCTGTATTGCGCGTAAGTTTACGACATTACCTGTAACTTTATCTAAAATAACGGAATCGTCTAATTGCATTTCAAGGTTTTGTAAATGTTCGTAATTTACATAATCACCATTATACAATTGATAATTTGAATCATAATCAAAATTGGTAACAAAATGACCACCTGGTACCTTTCTTAATCTCTGTACTATGAAAAAAAGTTCCTTTATAGGATTTTTAAATTTAAGTTTATGTTTAACATCAACTATAGAATTTACATTTGAATCCTGTGGTATTATAGATTTACTCTCTTGTACCTGCGTGATTATATAATCTATTTTTTTACTTAATAACATCTGTTTTTCTTCTTCGTCTAAAGAAATCATTTCAGTTGTTAATTTTAAACTTTTTATAAGTCCTTTTGTTTGTACGAAATCACCTAAATAAAAAATTGAATTACTATTTGCAGAGTCGGTTGCATCGTACCCCCAAATACAATCTTTTAGATCTCTAAGTTTTATAACAATTTCTATTTCCTGACCTGTTATAGCACAAAGTGGTACAGCGAGTTCGGGATTATTATAAAAATAAAATGGTATATCAACAAAATAT